TCGTAAGACTGCCTTGCAAAGTAGTAATGCTTGCAAGATTAGTGCTTATGTCTTGCCCATTTTGAGTCACATCAGCTTGCAAGGTAGTTATTGCTGAGGCATTAGCTGCTATAGCATCATCTCTTACTAGCTCCCATTCGCCTGTAGTAATTTCATCTGCTGTTTCTGAGGCTGCTCTATATAACTTATTGCTATCATTTGTATCTATCCATAGATCACCTATAGCTGTGGCTGTAGGAACGGCATCTTGAGCAAATGTTTTTGTCTTAGTATCTACTTCTCCTGATAGGGTGTTTACAGTTGCTGTCAATGCAGTAACAGATGATGCAGATGCTTTAGTCAAAAGATCATCTTCATTCTGTTCAACCCTTGTGTCTAGCCCCTGTATAGCCGTTGCGTTGCCGCTAATATTAGTATTAGCATTATTTAATGATGTTGTTAATGACTGTATAGAAGCATTAATAGCGGTTATGTCTTGATCGTTTGCTGTTACAGAGGATTGTAATGTTGCTATAGCTTGACTATTTAAAGATATATTTCCATTTGCGGTTGTAACATTTGTGTTTAGTGTTGTTACATCAGACTGTATTGTCGAAATACTATTTTCAGTAGCAGTAACTCTTACGGTTAATCCAGATATTGCATTTGTATTAGTGCTAATTGCTCCATTGGCAGTTGTGACAGATCCATCTAAAGCGGTAATATCACTTTGTATTGTTGATATTGTTCCGTTTATTGTTGATATGCTGTTAGTTAATCCAGTTATTGATTGAGTATTTGCTGAAACATTACCATCAGTTGTACTTAAACTATTTGTTAAAGATGTAACATCAGATACTACAGATTCTACTCCCTCTTCATTTTCATCAATTTGTACCTGCAAATTACTAACAGCAGAAGCAACCGTGGTGGTACTGCTATATCCAGTTAAGGTGCCTGACAACTCACTGATATCTGAACTTGCTGTTGATATATTACCCTCTGCTGTTGACACCCTGGTAGTAAGCTGTGTTAATCCTGTGGCATTTGCCTGTAATCCTGTGGATGGATCAGTAATCGCTGAGTTTAAAGTTGTTAGGTTAATAGATGTAGAAATATTGGCTTCATCACTTACACCAGCCACTAATAATATGTTAGCTGCATTAGATTCAATAGCTAATTCATTAGCATCAATCTGAGACTGCAATGTTGTGTCTACTGAAGACGCTGCCCCTGAAGATGTTGTTGACCATGACGATCCTGTATAAATGTATATCTGATTGTTATTATCTGTCTCAATCCAAATATCCCCTGCTTGAAGAGAGCTACTATCTGGTCTAGCTGTTGGTGCAGTGTCAGATCTAATTGTTCTAGTTGATGCTGTGGTTAAATCATCCAAATCATCACTAAGATCTGTGATATCGCTTGCTGCTGTATTTGCTGTTGATTGTGCAGAAGTTGCTGCTGCTTGGGCTGTATCTACTGCTGTATCTATAGTATTTAAAGCATTTTGCAAAGAAACAGATTGCGAACTTAAGTCTACAGTTATTACTGAGTTTAATAATGCTATTCCTGGCAAGTCTTCTATTCGCTCACCAATTGCTGACATGATTGCCCCTATATCAACTGCTGTTGATGCCTCTGTTCCAACTAAACTATTAAAGCCGCTTTTTTTGCCGTTAGCACTTACATTTCGAACCCAGTAATATCTAGTTTGTGCTAAACCAACCTGGTGCGAAAAAACTGATCCAGCTGCTGTTCCTAAAAAAACCTTAGTGCCAAAAACATCTTCAGTATTAACCCAAACCTCTGAGTGTGAATGCCCTCTATATGTTGGTCTATCCCATGATATTAATATATTTTCAAAAGCTCCAGATGCTGACACTCCTGTTGGAACAGTTGGCTCCCCATCTTTGGGATCTTCATCTCCTCCTCCAATGGGAAGTTTGCCCCCTCCAAAAGAAAAGTTTCTTTTAGCTATACCAGCATTAATAAGATCTCTAAAAGTTACTGCTGAATCTAACCTATCTCCTTTTTCGCCCTTGAGTTGAGCTATTGAATCATTAATAGACGTAGCAAAGCGTTTACCCTCAACATCAAAACTTCTTGGGACAACAAAAGTTCCTTTTACTTTAGCCACTAGGTAATCTCCTGCGGGCTTTCATAAACACAAACTTCATTAACAATGTCTGTTCCTTCAAGTTGTATTTCAAAAGATTTAGCCCTATAACCTCCTGGCAATCTAAATATTTCAGAATCAGTAACGGTTTGTGTGTGTTTTAAACTGCCATCAGCGTAAAGCTTAAATGTTAAAGAGTTATATGATTCTGCACTTACCTTTGCAACTCCTGGTGAAATAGGTCTGTTGGTATAAAATTCTTTTGATTTCCATGTGTAAGTTCTTTTGGCTGATCCTTGAACAAACTTTTTCAAAGTACCATCAATTACTAAATATAAAACATCTTCTTCTCTATCATTGAAGCCTGCTGTTGCATAAAAATCTAAATCTACAAATGCATTCTTTTGTCCTCTGGGGTCAAATAAAAAACCCTTTTTACTTGAACTGTTTGTTCCATCCCATGTAAAAGCTATATATTTTCCTTCATACTCATATGCGTCTATGTTTGTTGGATAATAATCTTGCCACTGATCCCTAGTAAATATCTGTTCTGTAATGAGTTGTATTCCTGAGTTAGATGCTAAAACTAGTCCATCTGGTGATGCGTAAATAGCATACTCACCCATATCAACTAATGATCTTTTATTTGAACATGGCAAATTAGCATCTATTTCTACTATAGCCATAGCACTAGGGTCGGTACCAGAAGCCATCAATGGCTTGCCTTTAGTTGTTACAAGTAGTCCAGACGCTATAGATGCTATAGCAACCACATCGTCTTTTGTTGTCAATTGATTTGCTAGTGGATAGGAATGGGGTAAATAAGCCTCACTAAATAATAATGTGTTACCAGAAAAACCAGCAGTGATGCCGTTTGGCATGGTAGTAAGTCCTAACATTGGTCCGTCTGGATGGTCTGATGTGCTGTCATCTGGTGGAGCAAGATTGTCTGATGATTCTATTTCTTCCCCAAGCGAAGCATCTAGAACTGTATCGGTTATACTGTGTGCTGTTGCTGTACTTGTATCTCCTACAAATCTAAATACACCATTAACGTCTGTTCTATAGACCCTTCTTTTGGCTATAGAATAGTTTCCTGATGTTACTGCTGGCAGTTGCACGGTTACAGTTGATCCGTTTGCTGCATCTACAATATCGCTTGATGTGACTGGCGATGGTGGTCCCTCTTCTCCAAAAGTTGTTATCTCTGTGTACAAGTAAGCCCTTGAGCTTACCTCGGCACCTGCATCTGCTGTTGAGTTGTCTACTGTAATACTGGTAATAGCTGCTGGGGCAGGTAAGCCAAGTCTAAAAGTTGCAGCTGGATAGGGACCAGACCCTGTAAATAAAGTAGAGCTATTCCCATAGTTAGGAAAAGTACCATAACCAGTAAAATAAAATCTTCCATATTGATCCTCCTTAATTGGACTTGCAACAACATCTACCTCATCTGTAAATGTAAACCACTGATTTGAGGCTGCTTTGTAGATAGTTTTAGTAGTGCCTGTAATATTACTTGCTGGATGTGAACTTGGCTCAGAAGCGTCATTAACATCCACTGGCAAACCTTCAAGTCTCCCTGAATCTAAAAAAGCATTCTCTGTGCTTTGTGCCATATCTTCTGGCAAAAGTCTTGGGGAGATCTTTTTATTAAGTCCACTAAATGTTGTAAGTTTAAATCCAGCCACGCCTATTCCTTTTTATCGTTTGGTGTATGTGATGCACCAAAATAAAAAGATATCACAGCACTAGCCAAACCTCCTAAATATCCTAACACTAAATTAATTAATGCTTCTGAATTTTGCTCTGGTGGTTGCAGGGTAACTAAAAATATATATCCCATAAATCCACCTAATGTCATTAAACCCATAAACCTTGTTGTCCAGTCTTTACTAAACTTAGTTCTTGCGTCTTGTATATCTTTTGTTTCTAATGCAAAAACATCTACCTCAAGCTCTTTCATTTTTAGCTCAAAGTCTTGCTCTGCTTTTTTTAGCTCTAACATTTGTTCTGGTGTTGCTGATTGTATTGCCTGGTTAATGGATTTAGGATCTGATTTACATCCTAATACCTGTGCAACTACTGATGCTGCTTGTCCACCTAACGGACCACCTAATGCTGAACCCAGTGTTGGAGCAATAGCACCAACCACATTCTTAATTAAATTAAATTTCATTTGCTATCCTCATATTGTGTAAATGGTCAAAGGCTTGCTTTTACCTTTAACACTAATCGGTTTTAATAATTTTAACTCAATTTGCGACTTATTTGCAGTGGATTCGCCTATCAATATATCTACACCTACTTCTTTTGTAGCTGACTCAAGTCTTGCTGCCGTATTTACTGGATCGCCTATGGCTGTATAATCGAACCGTGAATCGCTTCCCATATTACCTACAACAGCTAGCCCAGAATTTATTCCAATACCAATTGCAATATCTAACCCTGATTCTTTTATTTCGTGTTGCATTTGAATCGCTGACGCTATAGCTTTATCCTCTTGATTCTCTAAATCCATAGGTGCTGAAAAAATCCCCATGCAGGCATCTCCGATAAATTTGTCAATCATTCCGCCATGTTGCTGTATAGCATTTACCTGAATACTTAATGCCTTGTTCATAATCTTAGTAACTTCTTCTGGTGGTAATTTTTCAGATAAGTTTGTAAAACCTCTAACATCTGTAAACAAAAATGTGCAGTATCTTTTTTCTCCCCCGAGTTCCAGGAGGCTAGGATTATCTTGTAATCTTTTAACTTGTCGTGGATCAAGATAATGTTCAAATTGTTTTTTAATCTCTTGACGCAATTTATATTGTTTTTGGTAGTTAATATAGTATGCAACAGTAGAAGTTATGATTTGAGAGATAAAAGTCCATGAAAAATCCAATAAAATGCCCTTCTGAACGCTAAAAACTCCTGAGAAGCCCGTGGTGAAGAGTAAAATTGTTACGATACCTAAACCCTTACCTATGCTAAGAAAATTAATTGTGAGCCATGTCAACGACACAAAAATTCCTAAAATTAAAATTTCAGCCGCAAGATGCCAATCTGGAATGTAAGGAGAGTTTTCTATAAGAATTGATTCAGATAATGCTGCTTGAATTTTATGTGGCTCTAATAATCCAGTCGGAGTTGCAATTTGTGGCATGATTCCATTGGCAGTTATTCCAACAAAAACAAACTTACCTTGGACATTCATTTCATCTAATGTGGTTTGTGGAGTGTTAACCCAACTAATCCATTTTCGACCTAAACTATCTGTCTTGACTGGTGGCAATCCTTTGACTCTAATTTCTTCTATCCCAAGATTATTTGTTTTAATTACATAAGTATCAGCACCAACCAATGACTTTAATACCTCTGTACCAAATGCGGGGACATATCCATCTGGTGTTTTTAATAATAAAGGGATTCTACGAACTAGGTTGTCAATATCGGTAGGTGCAGTTGCAATACCCTGTTGTACATAATTTCTAAGGTTGATAGTATTTTGAACTACACCTTGAGATAACATACCACCTTTTTCTTCGCCTAGGATCACTGTACCAATTGTTTTTGGGTATATTTGATTTGGGGCTTCAAACATTGCCAATATTGATGTACCTTGTTGTAAAGACTCTGCAAATTCTTTATCTCCCCCGAGTCGATCAGGATGAGGAAAAGATATAACCCATCCAACGCCTAATGCACCATTACTTAATATTTCATTATTAATCTCAGCAAGTCTTTGTCTCGGCAGGGGATAGCCTCCTTCCTTGTCTATAAACTCTTCATCTAAATTTAAAATAGTAAAATAACCAGACGGATCTTGCTTTGGAACCAAATAATCAAATACTTTTAATTTTAATATTTCTGTTGGCGTACTTTGAAATACTAGAGGTGCTCCTAGTATTATAAGTATAGTGAATAATCCCCACTTCATTTTATTATCTCATAATTATTTATGACAACTAATGATAAAGTTATATTCATGGAAGTAATAAAATTTTTGCTAGCATTTTTTGAAATAAGCCCTGCTACTATTGTTTTTTGCAATATCAATTCTTCTAGTTGTGGTCTATCGGGTAACAGAGGATTTTGCTCAGTGCAGGTGTTACATTTTTTTAAAACTTTATAAGTTGTATAAACATCTAAAGCATTTACAGTCCAAAAGGTTACCATTTGTGCTTTTGTAGGAGGTTCATTGTAATCTCCAAGATGCAAATAAAATTCTTTTTTAGGTGGTATGTACGCAGCAGGTTGCTCAGGTATTGTTAAATCTAGTTCAGACCTTAAACCTATTGATATTATTAATAATAAATACTTCATTAGTTGCTTTGGGTAATTTTTATCGTACTGCCCTCTCCTCCATTTATAGCTACCACTCTAGACACACCATCTTGGATAAAAATAACTGTGTATCCTTTATCAGAATCAATATCTACTCTTGCAGTATTGTTAACACTTCTTATTATAGTCAGCTTTTCTCCTGTCATATAGGTTGTGATCTGCGTATCTAGGTCTTGACCAAATCTAGTTCCAACAATATTTAATGTGGTTGCGTCCTGTGCTAACTGGTCTTCCTCTTGAACCACCTCAAGTTCGTCTAATATATCTAACAGATCTTCAAGAAAGTTTACGTCTAACCAATTGTAATCTAACTCACTAAATTCAAGACTGTCATCTCCTAAATAATCTTTATCTAAATCTTCAAACTCTAAGTAGTCTATATCTAATATATTGCTTTGTGATTTGGTTGTTGTTTCGTCTGCAAATTTCAAGTCTTGTTTTGGAGGATTAACAATAAGCATATTATCTATAATATCCAAGCTTAGATCTAAGATGACTGGCTTAGTTGGCGGCTTTTCAAATACATCTACAGTTGTAGCTTGATATGGCTTATTAAGTGTAACTGTTCCCATGGCTGTAGTTACTATTATTTCCCCGCTAGCCTCACCCAAGTCATTTGGCAAAAGTATTAAAAGTGATCTACCAGTCTCATCCACCGTGACTGTAAAATCAGTCCCACGAATTGCTATGTTGGCTGTAGGGGTTTTAAGATCTATATTATTTCTATCTATCTTATTTAGGCTACCTGTAATAAATCTAGCAGTGCCAAGCCCAAAAGTAATAGCCATTTTAGAATTGCTAGGGTTTGGATCAAAGATATATTCGTCAATGGTAAGTTGCGAGTGTTCGGTTAGTTTAACTTTAGAGTCGTCTAAAAAAGTGATAGCCATTCTACCATTAGTAGTTACAGCTTGATCATTTTGTTGAATATTAAACTTTAATTCAGCACTGTATGGCTGATCTCTTACTACTTGTGCAGATCCGTTTAGCTCAGATATATTTCCGACATCAACAGCTGGTTGTTGTTCCGCTATCGTTTTGAATGATACAGATATTAGAATTAGAAGCAGAGCTAGTAATTGATATCCAGTCTCTAGCCAGTGTTGACTGTTGTTTAATATTGAATGTGTTTGAGCTGCCATCTAGATCCAAATAAAAGTAACCAGCGTCTGAGGATGTTGATCCTCCATAGCCATTACCAAGAAAGTTGATTGTATTACTGCTACCATTAACATCTACATAGTTTGTAGCATTCTCATAGTCAATGTCAAAATCAAAAGCGTTTGAGTCTCCAGAAATAATCCAGTCCAAGTCAAGATAAGATACATCATCATCCTCACCTGCTTTTAAATCAAATGTATTACTACTACCAGTAACGTCTATGTTCATGTTTACATAGTCAGCAGTAATTAATCCTGTGCTGTTTAACAATAAATCAAACACATTGGAGTCACCATCAAACTCAAAGAAACCTGTAAAGTTATCACCGTCTATAGCGTCTGATCTAAAAATGTTGCTGCCACCAATTTGGTTAATATCAAGAATCATTGAAACGCCATCAAGGTCTAGTGCCGTCATGGTGCCAGAAGTCGCTGAAGTTCCTCCAATCAAGTTAGATGATCCTAATTGCTCTAAGTCAATAGATGCTGAGTTTCCGCTTTGATCAACATGAACCTCATTGTCTGCGAATACAGATACGCTAAATAACAAACCAATTAAAAATTTATTCTTCATTTATACTCCAGTAACCCTTTGTTGCTCCTTGCTTTATTGTTTCTAGGACTGCGGTTTCGATTGCTGTTTGTAGTGCTATGTCTATAGATTCATTTCTAACTAGACCGTTTTCTATTTCTACTAGCTCTGTTTGATTGGCTACAAAACGAAATACATCATTGTCTAAAGATGCACTTAATATTGTTTTAGTAACTAATACTTCAAGCAATACTTTACCCGTAGTTACGGAAACAGTGCGAAGAGATATGGTGACTGTATCTTGCTTATATTGCCTAGACATTCCTATGCCTAGATATCTAGCACCAGCCCCTCCACTTTTAATGTTACTTTCGTAAGATATCACACCACCCTGCATAATCAAGCCAGCAAACATTAGTGGTGGTAATTTCTTTTCCTCGTCAAAATCCTGCCTTGTGCTTCTTATAATCTGCCGCTCTTTGGTTACATTATCTAAACCAACACGCTCTACAACCTCAAAAAAGCCAAGACTATTAGATCCTGCATGTTTTAACGCTCTTATAAGATATGCATCTGGTGCTTGTGTTACTGCTGATGAGAAAGTTGCATAAGTGCTATTACTTCTTCTTTGTCCAGTTTGATCTGTGAATGATCCTGCATAAATAGCTACGACAGGTTTTTGTTTTGATGCTATTTTTATGTTGGCTAAATTAGGTACTAATAAAGATCCAATCTTTGCTGGTTCTGATTTTTGTATTGGTGGTAAATTGTTTTCTATAGGGTCGAACAGTAATGCACAACTAGAAAGAGAAGTCACCAAGAGGAAGTTGTATAATAGTTTCTGAACCATCGCTTGCAATTATTGTTAGTGTAATCATACCATCTTCAATAGTATAACTAATTGTATTTCCCTCTAAATTAAAAGTACCTTCTGTTGATTGAGTTTCTCCAAACATATTCTCTACTATCTGTCTGGATATCTGTGCATATATTCTTGACTCTAAGTTACGAATAAATCTAGCCAAGGTTGTATTTTCTTTATCTCTCTCGATTTGCTCTTGGATTGCCTTCAGCTCTTCCTTAACGGTCAATTTTCTTTGATACTCTTGTGAATCAATCGTAAGATAATGTGCAGATGTACCGATACCAGAGAATGATGGTGACTTAAATTTATGTACCATCTCGTCAGCTTTTACATTCTGCACAAAAATACCTACAAATAAAATTATTCCTATCAAGCAAATAATCTTAATTATTAGATTTTTTTCTTTAGCTTTTTTAATCTCTTCTTTGGTCATCTCTATCTGCCTTAGCAATTTTATTGCTATCTATCAACTGTGGGACACCAAGAATAGTTTTAATAAGAGTATCTTG